TGCTTGTAGTGCTTGTACAACACTCTTACGCTGTGCATGACGACCAAAGCTACCTGAACCATCTTCTTGGTTACCTGAATCAGTAACCCAACGATGTGGATAGTAGTTTGCCATTGATGCGCCTGCATCAACTCCGCCTTGGCGAACGTTTTTAGCAGTTGTATCTACATAAGTACGCTCAAACCGCTTAACATTAAATCCGCTCTTACGTAAGTTCCATAGCAACATACCTTTTGGATATAATGATGGATCTGGAGCATCTGTGTCTACATAATCACTTACAAGCAATTCTGCAATAGTTGCACTAGGTGCATCTAATGGAACAAGTGTTCCGCCAGTGTCACCTTGACGTGCATCTGCAAATAGTACACCATTTTCTGTAGATTGATCTGCTTTATCAAGTAGTATCCAAGCCGGTGTAGTTAAGTCTGCATTCCAACGGTAAATTGCTGGATAGTTTTCAACGTCTGCTGTGCTTACCCAAATGTCACCGTTAACTAATGGATCTTTAGCAACATTAGTTTGTGTTGTTGGAGCAGTTGCACTTACAATAGGACCTTCTGCGTTAGTTCCAGTATATGGACTTGCAACACTACTTAATCCTGATGCGCCATCGTAGTTTAAACCAACAAAAGCTTCGCCATTGTGTACTAGAATGTCAACTTCGTCAACAACACTGTTGTACCATAATTGACCGTCTGTTGCTAGACTTAATGGAACTGTACCAGATGCTGTGTAAGTTAGTGGCTTCCAGTTAGATGCTACTAATCCAGTACTATTTGGTCCTACATACAAGTTTGCTGTATTTGCTGCACTAAATCCTGCTAGTGCTAAACCGCCATCAGTATCAACAATATTGATCTCGCCGCCTAGTTTATGCTGTATCACAACTCTGTTTTGTGAGTCTACTAGTGCTACAACATTTGTCATACCTTTTGCGTTAATTGCTGCTGCAATTAATTCTGCATCAGTAGTTGCGCCAGTTGTAGTAACACTTACTGTTACTGCTGCTGGAAGAACTGCTGTATTTGCTCTAGTTTCTTGCAAGGTAAATGTGTAAGTTGCTGCTGCAATACTAGCAATAGCTGTACCAGTAATACTAGTTGCTCCTGCTGTTGCACGAGTGTATACTTTGTAGTTTCCAATTGGGTTAGCAAGCTCGTCTACATTAACTTTTGCATATAATGCACCAGCTAATAAGTTTGCGCCGCCGCCTGTTTTATCCAAGCCGTAAATTGCAAGTTCTGGTGTAGTGTAGATTGATGTATCTACAGTTGACCAAAGCTGTGTAGCTGTACTATACTGCTTAACACTTAATTTTGCTCCACCATTCGGAGTAGTTGTTTTAATCCAAACACTGCCACTCGGTGCAGGGGTTGTATCGCCTGACTTAAATTCTGGAACACTTGTATGCGGTGCTGGCTGTAGCCTAGGTGAACTATATGTGCCTGCTGTCAGACCTAGATCAGCTAGTAGCGTATCGTTACCTTCTGCTAGTGTAACTTTGCCGTCAGCAACTGAACCGTTTGATTCACTTAAACTATTTGCATAAATTTCAATCGAACCGTCTACTAGTGCTGCTGTTACTCCGTCTACTGCCGGAGCGTTAATTGCTGTTACCATACCAGCAATGTCAGTTCCTGAATTTATAACAGTTGTTCCGTTAATACTAATTGAATCACTTGCAGTTGTTACAGGATTAGATGCTGTGCCGCGTGTTACAGCCCAACTTGCTTTCCAAGCATCACTACCTAGTTCTACCCAAGTGCCTGCATTACCAGCTCTTTGTGCTGATGTGCCAAAACCTGGTGTTTTATAGTATGCTCTATTCATGTTATCGTTTGCGTCAATTATATAATCGCCAATTTGACCAATTGAACCTTTTGGTGCCGATGCTAGGCCTGATGATAAATCAGTTATAACTGTTAATACTGTAGGTGTTTTTGATGTAAAGCTTTGTCCACCAGTAACATTAATGCCTGAGCCATTCCATTCAAGTATACCGTAGTTGCTGGTCGAAGTATCAAACCAGTATGCGCCGTTTGCAGCTTCGCCGCCGGGCGCTGTTGCACTTGCTGTTAGTTCTGATAGATCTAAATCTGCACGAACAACGTATGCACGATTTGAAACACCTAAAACTGAATATGCTGTATTAAGACCATATTCGTTAAGTTCTCCGCCGTGGATCATATTGCCGTTGTTGTCGCTATAAAATAAAGCATCGCCAAATGTTTCACCAAGCTCTCGCTGACTAGTGATTAGGTATGGTTTGCCTGCGTTTAATTTAGTAGTACCTACTGCTGTTCCTGTGCCGCTACTTTTAGTTTTATTACTAGCTGTAGCAACAAAGATCATAGGTACCGTTCCAGCGGATGCTGGTGTGTAGAATGATTCGTCAATTACATTGACTTCTACGCCTGGTGATACTAATGCCATGTTGTTTCTCCTGTTGAGTGGTTAGTGTTCTCTATACAGTATTTATTATAATGAACACAAAACACCTAACATATACCATCTAAAAAGGTACCGAAAAGGTGAGCTAAATACAATATGAGACCATTATGCACTTGCGGGCAACGTCCTGCTGCAATAAACTACCGTAAAGAAGGCAAAACTTATTATCGAAAGAAATGCGAACGCTGTTTGCGTAATGGTGCTGGACACGGAATACCGTTATGGAAACAACGTGGGTATGAAAAGAAAGATGTTTGCGAAAAATGCGGGTTTAAATCAAAGCATCCTGAACAGTTTAATGTGTTTCATATAGATGGTGATTTAATTAATTGTCGTCCTAATAACTTAAAGACGATATGTGCTAATTGTCAGCGTATAACTCAAAAAGAAGGTATACGCTGGAAGCAAGGCGATTTACGACCTGACTTCTAAGTAACTTATTAATTGATCTAAGTTAAACTTCAAGTCTTCTAGTGTACCGTTGTTGTCAATTGTAAAGTCTGCCATCCATTGCTCTAAGCTCATTGAGTCAGTAGATTCAGCTTCTAGATGCATACTGCGATCAACCCAAATACAGTAATCAAATACACCAGTATTTTGCATTGCAAAGAATTCACGCTTGTTGCGTAGCCCACAATAGATATCATAAGCTTCAAACATCTCTCTGCCTAGAGTCGCTGCATCAGGTACATTATAATCGCAGATAGCATTATACCATTCTGCTCTGTGATTATGCCTGTCAGCATAACACTCTTCCTCATTAGCATATCCATACTTGTCCTTTAGATCGTTGTATATAAATTGTAGACTACAAAACTTTGAACTGCTTTCAAAAGTGTATCCGTAATGGTCACGTAGCATTTCACACACAGTATCTTTACCATGCCGTCCATGGCCTATTACTAATAACTTGAGTTTTGTCATCTGAATCTCCTAATGTTTAAATACATTATACATTAAAAATTAAGTGATGTCAACCGTTAATCGTAGTGTCCGCCTAGTACAGCAACACTTGCCACTTCTTCATCTAAGATTTCTGCTTCTCTGGCTTTGTAAGCTGCTTCAAAACCACGTTCGTATACGTCTAAGCACTGAGACTCATCATTCCACAGGCGTTTAAAATAACTATCGTAATAGCCTTCAACAATATTGTCTGGTTCTTGTTTTGGAATTAGGTGACCTTTAACTAACCAAAAAAGTCTGTTGGCTTCTTTTCTTACAAACGGTGAACACATCGGACTCTCCCTACTGTAATTGTATTTACATTGGTAGTAGAATGTTAGCGTAAACTTTGGTAGTTTTTAGCCGATTGTAAAGCCGTAGCCAGTGCCGCCGGCAATAGCCATTGAAACTTCGACTTCTAGCTTTTCCATTTCAGCCTGTGCTTCAGCTTTTAGACTATCACCATTAAGCGTTGAGCCGCCTTGTGGTCCTGCAATAGTAGCAAACTTTGAACGTGCTTCACCTAGCATATATTTACAACTAGCAAGTGTGTAATCTTTAATCCACTGACTTGCAAGATAGTCACTTAATATTTCACTATCAGGACGATAGTTGTAGCAGTAAAGTAATAGTTCTTCTTCTGCTCTAGGACGCTGTAACAGTGTAAGTTTTTTGCTTGTGCTGCTCCATTTAAACTCAATAAATGATCCAAACATTCTGCCTACTAGTTCTTGATGCTGTGCAAACATATCATATGTTGCTAATCCGCCGAGCTTTGATCCTGATAACAAATATGTATTTGTGTACGCTGCATTGAACGGTTCAAACACACTACCACTCGATCCGCTGCCTGCACGTGAGCCAATACTGCTACGATACAGTTTACGAACTTCCATTATTTCGTTTGGTAACACATAGTCATTTTGATCTACAACAGTCGTTAAAAACATATAGCTTTCTTCAACAGCATGATCACTACGCATTCTATAACGTGTTAACGCTTTTTTCAAGCCAGTTTGATAGTGTATAGGATCAAGTTCAACATCAACCATGCCTCCGCCGAGGAATGTGTTAACATAATCGTATACTTCTTGTTTTTGTGTCGCTAATGTCATTATGAAGTTCTCCAATAGTATTTATCGTAACGATAAATATGTATAACAATAGGAGAATGGTTATCCCTCGCTTATCATTATACAAACCGGAACGCGGTAATGATTATTATTTCTTGGACAAGCAAATCCAAGAAATGTTCACTATCGGCGGCACTGACATTAATATTCACAAGTTTCTTGGGGCAGAAAATCCTGCTGAAGGTGAAGGCACAGCCGATCAACCTACATACGATGCTGTAAAAGAAACTAACATACAAGACTTACTATTCTTAGAAAATAGAGATAGAAAGTATGATCCAGACGTATACAGTATGCGTGGCATTTACAACGTTCAAGACATTGACTTTGATTTATCACAGTTTGGATTGTTCCTAAGTAATGATACATTGATGTTAACTATACATATGAACAGTAGTGTTAAAACATTAGGCAGAAAGATTATGAGCGGTGATGTAATTGAATTGCCACACCTAAAAGATGAATATGCACTTAATGATTATAGTGTTGCACTTAAACGCTTTTATGTTGTAGAAGATGTTAATCGTTCTGCTGAAGGATTTTCAGCAACTTGGTACCCGCACTTATACCGCTTAAAATTAAAGCAAATATACGACGGACAAGAATACGCAGAAATACTTGACTTGCCTGCAGAAGAAGGCAGCGATAATACATTGCGTGATTTGCTTTCCACATACGAAAAAGAAATGCAAATTTCTAATGCAGTAGTTGCACAAGCAGAAGCCGATGCTCCTAAGAGTGGATATGATATAAGTCATTATTACTCTATTGCTACAAATGATGATGGTAGTATTGCATTACAATCTGTAGACGATACAGATATGGATGCAAGTAACTTAATAGGTGTTGATGCAGTTAATTCCAAACCTGACAGAGAAGGTTATTCAGGTTACTTAGTAGGCACTGGCGATGTAGCACCTAATGGCGCTCCGTTTGGATTCGGAATACAGTTTCCAACTAATAACGAAGACGGAGACTATTTCTTACGCACAGACTTTTTACCAAACAGAATGTTCCGCTATGACGGCGCACGTTGGGTTAAAGTACAAGATGATATTAGAATGTCACTAAGTAATACACTCGAAAGACGAACACAGAAGGCTAGCTTTATTAACAATACTAAGACTAATCAAATTGATGGCGAAACTGTTCAAGAAAGACAAAGTCTTTCTAAGGCACTTAAACCAAAGGCGGATAATACATAATGCAACATTTTTATGATGGTCAAGTAAGACGATATCTTACACAGATGATGCGCATACTTGCAAACTTTCCTGTACAAGACGGAAAAGGCGCACAAAAAGAAGTGCCTGTTACATATGGTGATTTAACTCGCCAAGTAGCAAATATTATCAGAGAAAATAGTGAAAACAAGCTACCTAGTGCGCCTCGAATTGCAGTATACCTAACAGGTTTAGAACTAGATAAAGACAGACTAACTGATTCTACATACACACGTAAAACTAATATTAGAGAACGTGCATACGATACAGATGCAGGTGAATATTTAAATTCTCAAGGTAAAAACTATACAGTCGAACGTTTAATTCCTACACCGTACATGATGCGACTAAACGCAGACATATGGACTACTAACACTGATCAAAAATTGCAGTTATTAGAGCAAATACTTGTATTGTTTAATCCAAGTTTAGAAATGCAAACTACTGATAACTTTATTGACTGGACCAGTATTAGTGTTGTTAATTTAGAAAACGTACAATGGTCAAATAGAAGTGTTCCGGTTGGCGTAGATAGTGAGATAGACATTTGTACTATGACATTTAGTATTCCTATCTATATTAGTCCTCCAACAAAAGTACGCAAAATGGGTGTTATTACAAATATTATTACAAGTATGTTTGATGAAACACTAGGCACCATCGAAGACGGCGTAAGCAAGCCTATATTAAATGCGTATGACGATATTCCTAGAGCAGGAGTTACACAAAACGAACACGGCAGAGTAGCACAATCTGATACAGCAACACAAATGGCTAATGTTAATTACGCTACATGGGGTGCATTTGTTGACGGTAACTCTGTACAGTTGTTCTCAAATGGCATAGTTGGTACTAAGAACTGGAGAGAAATCTTTGAAGCATTGCCAGGCATGTATGCTGCTGACGTAAGTCGCGTATACTTTACCAGTCAAGATAACGCAAGTACAATCACAGGCACATTTACATTAAGTCCATTTGACGAAGGCAAGATACTTGTTAACTGGGATACTGATAGTTTTCCAAGTGATACAGTAATTGCAGGACGTACTAGTATTGATTATATCATTGATCCTACAAACTTTAATCCGTCAGGCATTAAGGCGCCAGGCATACGATTATTGTTGTTAGACGATGTAGGTAGTGCTATTGCAACTCAATCACCAGTAGCTTGGCAGAATACTGATCTTAGTGCAACAGTTGCAAGTGCAAACGATATTATCGAATGGAATGGATCTAGATGGAATACTGTATTCGATGCTAGTGCCGCAACAGAAGTTACATACACTACCAATTTAAATACAGGTGTGCAATATAGGTTTAACAATAACGAATGGTTATTAAGTATCGACGGCGACTACCCTGTAGGAACTTGGCGTGTTGAACTAGCAGGATAATTGTCCAAATAGCGTGTATTAAGTCATACTCGTCTGCTAATTATATGTATGAACAATCGTATTACATGTAGCGGTGCGCTATTTTACACACTAGATACAAATAGATTTTTATTTCTGCACAGGGCGCAAGGCAAGCGTAATAATTTGTGGGGACT